TTCTATTTCTTTTGCTCTCATTTTTTTTTGTGTTTAATTGTTATATTCTTTTATAAAATCATTGTGCAGGGTTTTGTTTTCAAATTTGTAGAAACTTCCGTTGCAATATGTCAATTGATTATTTTGTTTATAGAATCTTTTAAAAATTTCCTCTTTTCTTCCTTTCCAAATTTCATTACTTGTTATAACAGATGTAGTATCTAGGTATCTAAAGCCATTTTTAGTAACTATTGTTTCGTTTTTTGGATTCCAATATTGAACTTTTACTTTCATTGTTTTGTGTTTTAGTTATTTTTAATAAATTCTACTACTGCTTTATAAACTAATTCAATGTTTGTGGTTTGTAAAGAATACTTTAAACCAAACAAATTCCAATTAGCGTTTTGCTCATCCCTTGATTTTATAATCTCATTTGCTACGGGCATAATCCAATTCCAACAAGTATGATATTGCATTTCTTCGGGAAGATACCATTTCCCCCCCTCGTGTTCTCTTATATAATACTCTTGAGGGTTGTACTTCGGGGATGCTTCTAACTTCATAAATTCAGCGATTATTTTGTTTTTTTCTGTTGTGTTCATAATGTTTTATTTGTTAAATTGAAATAATTATCATTGATAAAATAAGAACGAAAAAAGAAATAACATTAAAAATCTTTTTGCCCGTTGTTGTTTCTGTGTCTTTGTGTTTTGGGTTGTTATATACTTTCATAATTAGTAGTTGTTTATAATTATTACCTTTCTATCATAGAAAGAATTATTTTTTTTTGTGTAGCTTTTAAAGTTACTAACTCTATTGGTATATAAATTTTGTAACTTTATAAAGTAACCCACTTGCAAAACCTTGTAAACATCTGAGTTTCTGTTTAATTTTACTAGGTTACCTACTCTAGCATTTTTCAATAGTATCATATCTTTCCTTGTTTGTTGGGACAAATATATAAAACTTTTTTAATACAAAACAAACAAATTTAATCTTTTATCTAATTTATAATGATTATAAATAAGCTAATTTGTGTATATAAGTACACGCAAATAACAAATTTTTTTAATCTCACAATAAAAAAAGCATATAGTTATCAACAAGTTATTAACAATGCGATAGGGAGGGGGAGGGGGAGGGGGTAGCACCTAGCCCCTACAATCTAAAATACCTATGGCAGTTTCAGGGCAGTTTCAGGCAGTTTCAGGGCAAAAAAAAGGAGTAGAAATTAATCTACTCCAATTCACAAAACAAAAATTCCAAAATAATTTACAACAAAAAACTAATTTGGCAACACAAAATATCTTATATCATTATATCTTATAAATATCACATCACTAATACTCATCTCTATAAACGCTTGTAGACTTGAATCAAAGACTTCTAAGGAGTTATAGTCCGTTGGGTCGTAGTTATGCTTCAGTAGCATTTTATCTTCCGTTAGACCAAGCCTACACAGTATATGTTTTCTCTCTCCTTCGTTCTTCTCGTATTGCAGGAAGAACATATTGTTGCTACATTTTAGTTTGTGCAGTAGCAACTTTGCTTTGCCTCTTGTGATTATGTTGTTCATATTGATAGTTGTTTTAATGTTTATGGTATGGGAGGTAGTTTGTATTATCGATTTATGGGAACAGTAACTGATACACCCCCTACCCCCCTAGTACCCCCTAATAGCCCTAGTAGTTAGGCTTAATTACCCAACCACTTCAAATTTAGTCAAGTATAAAATATTTTGTTCAATTTCATCATCCCAATCCTTATACTCATAATAAACTTTTTCATTTACGAAATCTACTGTAACTTTTGTAACACCTTGTCCTGTCCGTACATATTCGTCATTTTTAACCAAGTTTATTATTGCTTCCTCATTTTTTGCTAACTTTTCGATACTTCCGCTATCTGCATATAGTCCATATCCAATACGATAAACTACTCCTAACAATGTATATAATTCAGGCTTAGTTTCTGTTTCTTTATTATTTATTAATTTACTCATAATTTTGTTTTTGTTTATCCGCTACTCCCATTAGTGAAAGAAGCCTGTTTCAGATTTTAGAATCCATTTATATAAAAGTGTTTTTTTGATTTTCTGTGAGTTCGTCGGGTAATATTTGCCTGTAAATAACCATTTTATTGGTCGTATAAAAATCAGAATAAAAAACACTATCGGTATTAATATTATTGAGGATAACCGCCACATAACACGGCATATAGTGTATGGCTTTTCTTTTTTTGAAGTGTGTTTCATATACTCCCTAGCGTTGGGTTCTTTAGTACAATGCAATGAACTACACCGTGTAAATCATTAATAAGTACGTTATTGCATTTAGTACAACATAATTGGTCATAACCAAAGTCATACTCTCTTTTCATTTCTTCTCTTGTTTGCACCTTACCACATTCGCACAAGTAACGTATGCTAACATCTGTTTTCATAGCAATATAAATAAGGCATTTAAGACACTTATCTTTACAGTCGCATTTCATACGGACAAGAATAAAAAACGTAACGATATGAAATAGGCTGTACCTAAATATTTTAATCCTTTTTCAAGTTTCTCTTGTGCATTACATCTCTTTAAATAATTTATTTCTTCTTCTTCAGTAGCAGTTTCTATTTGATATTTAAGTAGACTTGTAGAGTAACTAATCATAGATTCTTTTTCATCTTCAGTACAAGCATCAGCACATTTAGTATCTAACGCAAAACCTAAAAGTCTTAAAGCGAAAGTCTTATCTTTTACTATTCTGTTGTCTTTTATTGGGTTGTTCATTTTATTTTTTTATTAAAGTTTATTTAGTAGTTATCCCTTGCGTATTCTTCTACTTCTTCTTGGTATTGAGAATCTAAATGCTCAAAGTAAAAGTCTGTGATGTCTGTTGATACAAGTAGTCCGTTCTTGTCAGGAGAAACCAATAATACTTTTGTTACCTCTGTTTCTGTGTAAGGTGGGTTTTCCCAATCTCCTCTTTCGTGATGGTAGTTAAACTCTATGTTCATCTCCCAATTATCTGAAGATACTGTGTATGTGTCTGTAACGTTAATTGCCATTGTATTGTGTTTTAGTTGTTATTAATTGTTTTGATATGCAAATATAATAAACTTTTTTAATACAATCCTAATTTATTTTGTTTTTTTATTTCGTATATGTTTTTCCCTTGAGTAACATATTGATAATAGGTTGGCTTACGTTATACTTTCTAGCTAATTGGTTCTGACTTATGCCACCTGCCTTGTATTCTTCTCTTATCGCTTCAGCTTCCTCTAATGTAAACTTACGCTTGGCATATCCTCCGCCACGCATATCTTTCCTGTCGTATATATTAATGCTCATCTCTTAGTCTTTCTAGTTCAAATCTTAAATGGTTCATAGCTTTCTCTATGTCCTCGATATGTTTATCCTTGTCAGTCATACCTTGTTCTTTTTTCTTGCCACAACGCAAGAGGTAGGTCGTAGCAGTTCCAACGTTGTACGATAAATCAAATCCACTTATAACTTCCCTTGCTTCATAGCCATTGTTTCCTATGTAGTAACTAGGGATTGAAATGTCTTTTACTTCTTCGTTAGCTTCTTCTGTCATTCTACATAGACAAGCACCCCCGCAAGAGCAGTTTCTAGCATAGTCGTAGTAATGTTTACTTTTTGTCATCTTTAAAATTATCTGTGTTTAACAATGCAGTTCCAACCTCAAAGATTTTGTGAACCGCTTTTACCTCATCTCCATTAAATTCCTTTACATACTCCTTGTATGTTTCCGCTATAATCTTAGCAATTCCATCGTCTAGTAAAGGATTAACAACTTGGTCTAATATCTTGTCCTGCTGTTTGTTAGTAATGTCAATTACCTTCTTAGCCCTTTTAACAGCTTTTTTTTCGTTTCGCTTCTTAGCGATATGCTTTATTGAATCACTCATAATTCGTTTTTAAAATATTTATCAATTATTTCTTTGCAATGGTCGAACCCCTTACAACAGATTCCATAGTACCCTCTGTCGGACACACCACTTATGAAAGCCTTTTGCTCTTTTGATGCGTAGGACTTCTTATCTTTTTTAAGCTCTATAAATAGTCCGCTATACTTATCGTTAGGCTCAAAGATGAGCAGGTCGCTAACACCCTTTAAATAGCCTGTACGCTTGGCTTTCATTCTCTGTGAGTAGTGCCTTTGGAACTGACCTCCCATAGTAGCGGTAAATATAGCTTTAGGGTATTGTAGTCTTAGGTAGTCAACTATTGCTATCTGTACTCTTTCTTCTGTGTTACCACTTTTCTCTGCCATTTATTCTATTTTCAACAAATATAACATATAAAATACAAAAAACAAATATTAGCAAAAACTACTTATCTTTGCAGTAGCTACAATATATTTCTTCTTCGTAAATTATAGCAACTACTCCATCAACACAAAATGGGTTATCGCAGTTGCTAACATCGGTTAAAGTTAATTCCTTGTAGTTCTTTAGTACAGCTAAAAACTCAAACATCTCAATTTCTTCCTCTGTAAATTTAATAACATTTTTTTTCATAAATCGTTCTTTTTTTAAATTTAATCATTTCTTATCTAGCCACCTGTTATTCTCTAGCCAATCTTTTTGTTTCTTATACCTTACCTCTTTCCTATGTTCAAACCACAAAAAAAATAAAGAATAGGTAGCACCTATCAAAACTAATACAATATATAACTCTCTCATACTGAACGGGTGTAAGTCTTACTCTCTTTTGTTTTACAAGGGTAAATGTTAGCTATCTCCCAAAAATCATCATCACAAGATATGTTTCTCTCTGAGCATCTTTGTTTAAAACTGTGATACTCCCTGCAAATCCTTAGTATCTCATCTATATTTCCCTGATGAACAATAGGACTTGCTATGTCTATTATTATTTTCTTAGAATCTATCATTTGTTTGTCCGTGTTCACTTATTATCTTTATTGAGTTTATCTCTATGTCTATGTCATCAACTTTTTTACCGCATCTCTTAGCTAACTTTGAAAGAA